TCCCTGCTATTAGATTATAATAAAATAAATATAACTTAACGATATGTTAAAAAACATTAAAAATACATATAAAATACTATTTTTTCCGTTTTTAAATAGATTTCTTATTGAACATGCCTTTAGTAATTTTACATTAGTATTACCATCTCAATTAGGTGCACCAGGAGACAATATTTTTTTATCTAGCATTTCAAGTAATATTGGATACTTAGAATTTACAAGTAGTAATTCAGGATATACTGGTAATACAGGTGATACTGGTGCTACAGGTGCTACTGGTCCATCAACTTCTTTTGGTAATTTATTGCGTGTTGATTCTGTTTATGGTAATGATTCATTAGGTGCTTTGGCGCCATATTCAGTACCTTTTAAAACAATTTCTAATGCATTATCAATAGCATCATCTGGGCAAACAGTTCAAATATTACCTGGAAATTATAATGAAACTATTACCATACCATCTGGTGTTGCTGTTCGTGGAACCAATTCACAAACTACTATTATCGGGCTTACTGGTGTAACAGGAAACACTAATTTAGTTACAATGGGAACTCAAACACGTTTAGAAGATGTAACCGTTACATTACAATCTGCAAATGATGTTACTCTAGCAGGTATATATTTTCCAGGTGCAACACCAACTAATTCTAAAATCAGAACTTGTGTAGTCAATGTAAATTATGATGGTCCTACTGGAAGCAATACTATATGTGGAATGTTATCTAATGGCACTAGTACTAATCCCCAATCCTATGCATCTTCAGATACAGTTAGAGCTACCACTATTAATGTAAATGTTCCTAATAGCGGTTGTACTGGATGCACTATACGAGGTATATATGTTCAAAATGCATGCCGTTTTACAACCCGAGATACAAATGTATATACATATGGTCCAACCGGCACCACTGGTTCTAATGTTACAATAGGTGTAGAAACCACAAATACTGGGTCATTTGTTGCATTAAAAACGTCATCGGTTTATGGTTCCACATATGATATTAAACAACCTGCAATTACATCTGGTGTTAATTCTACTTTGCAATTATCTGGAACAGATTTAATCAATGCAAACGCAAACACTAATGGATTCACAGTAAATACTGAGCCATCACATATATTTTATTCGATTGTTGCAAGTAATTTTGGCAACGGTAGTGACCATTATTTAACACCCGGTAGTTTAATTTTTGCAAATACATCAACAGACCCAATAGGTATTAATTTTGCACAGAAATTATTAATTTTTGAGGCAGAATTATGTGTAATTCATCCAGCAAATACAGAAACAGTGACTATTAATATTTATAAAACTACCACACCTATGATTGCACCATCTAATCCCATATGTACAATGTCAGTAAGTGCTACTGCAAATCAAGTATCCACTGTCAGAGCTAATAATTTTACTACAACATTTAATTATCAAACAGATTTTCTAATTGTCAAATTCTCAGCAACTGGCAATTTAGGAAGTACACATTTACTTTCAGTAAGTATTGCAACATATTAGGTAAACAGAACAAAGATAAAAACAAAGGCAAACAAAGACAAAACAAAGACAAAACAAAGAAAAACAAAGATTAAACAATATGTATATATATGTATCTATAAATCAATCAAACATTTCCATCTCCACTTTAAATTTATCATACAAGCCAATAGTGGGTTCTCTATCCCATTTACTATATGATATTAGAATACGTTTTTCTTCTACAATCAATCCCAATGAATATTCAATCTTTTCACCTTCAAATTTAAATGGATTTGACCATCTTGAAAGTTTTATAGTATTTTTATCATTATTTTTACCATTATTTTTATCATTATTTTTATCATTATTTTTACCATTTTCTATTTCTTTTGTAAATACTACAAAGAAATGATAATATTCCCGCGGTTGACAATATTCCACTAAATGACATAAAAACCAAATTTCATTTTCAAATTCACATCCATGAGTAGAACCTCTAGCATGACGAAAGAATTCTGGCATTGTTTTCTGTTCACTTACCTCAAAAAATAATTCTGGAGTAAATGTTGTTTCATTCTGACGTTTAACTATATTTCCAATAATCAATGGATACCATTGATAAATAACTTTATTTTCCCCAAAAAAAACCCAATTTTTTTCACACCCTTTATTCCATTGGGTTTCCACAACTGAATAATTTAGAGACGGTTGAATATTATCTAAATCAATTTCACCATAACCAATAGATATATTATTAGTGCGTGGACTTTGCACTGTTCCTAGAAAAGCTAATTTCAAATCTGTAGTAGTTAGTCCAATATTTGGTTGAAAAGGTTTTAAATCTTCCATACCTAAATATCGTAATTGCATCGAATTATCACCTGGCACTAAACATATTGGTTCCCTGCAGTTGGAAAAATTAAAGTTTTCATCCAATTCATATATCTTGTTAACAGTTGCAATTTTACCATCATCTATTGGAAAATGATAAGAACCATTACTATTTAAATAATAATTTACAAAACGGATATTAATCATATATTTATAAGTATTATCATTTACCCGAACTCGGAAAATAGATGGATTAGAGCCATTCATTTCATATTTAGTGCCACAAATATCTATAATGTCTTTCATCGGCACCCCTCCTATCCGATTTGTTTGATACTTAGATAATTTTGGATAGCAAAATTTATAATTACTCAATAAATTATCATATTTACCTGGAAGCCGATTGATCAAACTAGATACTACTTTATGTAAATTAGGATAATTATTATAATATCCAAGGATACTTAATTCATAATCAAATCCGGTTTCATACACATCAGTATGAATAAATAGCGAATCATTCTTCGGATAGGGGATATTTTTACCTAACTGGCAAAATGCCATCCCAATCTTATTTTTGCCTTTTTCACGATAATATTTTGTAATTTCATAAATAGTTTCACTACGTTGTGGATGTAGATTATAAGCATCCATCCAAGTGGTAATTGCCAATTCTTCTTTCCCAATACTCTTATATGCATGCCCTAAATTAAGATGTGCATAAAAAACTTCTTCTTGCCATCCTCCTATCTCAATCCGTCGGCGATAATATGGTATACTTTCTTCATGTCTACCCGTATTAAAATATGAATTCGCTAAATAAAAATAATAACGACCATTACTTTTCCCATTGGGCTCCTCTTCAATACCTTGCTTTAATAGGCGAATATCACGCTCAAATTTATCCGCTTTTGCACCACCATCACCAATATCGGCAATCCAAATGGATTCCAGTTTTTCATTACGGGAACCTGGTGGAAGGTCATAATACTCATGTGTGGGTCCAATACAGGTTGCATTTATATCTAGACGAATTAAACGGGTATTATAATAAGATAAGGAACCACCTTTTTGAATAATTTGATATGAATCCGCAGTAAGAGATTGTTTATTAAAAGAAGGTTCCATTTTAAATATCATATCAGCATCTAGCAGAAGGGCATAAGTTGCCTTATCTTTAGCAGCCTTCAATGCAAATGTGCGATTATATCCAAAATTCTTAAATGGTTCTTGAATGACTTCTCCCGGGATTCCCTTAGAATCAAAATATTGCCGAATAATATTAACTGTATCATCAGTGGAACCAGTATCACAAATAATATATGTATCAATGATTGAAAGAACTGACTCTAAAAGCCGGACAATAATTCGTGATTCATTTTTAACAATCATATTAAGGCAAAGCGTAATTGGCGCCATCTTATGTTCTATAGTTCTATAGTCTATAGTGTTCTAGCGGATGTAGATGCAATACAATAATTAATTTTATAAATCAGTTTTTCATTAAGTTAAAAAAAATATCATTTTATTTATGGATTTTATTTACCAATTGCAATAAAATATATCTTAATATATATTAAAATTAAATAACAGGATTGTAATATTGTAATATTGTTATATAGTAATATAGTAATATAGTAATATTGTAATATAGTATCATCAAAAGAAAATGAAATTATCTACTCTAGATAATGTTAAAAATATAGATTTAAAAGATACAAAAACAATAACAATATTAATTATTTTATGTATAGTATTATTCGCTATTATATATATATGGCAAAATAAAAAAAATACAACCGAAGGCTTTAGCCAATATAATATAAATTCCGGTGATTTAGTAGCATTATATGGCTTAGATAATGTTGTTGTTGGTAGTAGTAATCCTCTTTCCCTAACTAGTACATTGAATACTTTGATTGATGCCCGTAATGCAAGCACTTTATCAAATACCTATGCTAAAAATAGCGATTTGGCAAATACTAATATGAATCTTACATCTAATGCTTCTACATTATTATCAACTATATCTTCAATTACTAATTTACAAAACCAAATTGCTTCTAATTTAGCAATGGTTAATCAAATTGTTACTTCTAATGTAGCACTTATGAATACTAATTTAACTTCTAATATTACAGCAATTAATACAGTTATGGGTAATACTCCACCACCTTTTTCTATTGTAGCTATTTACTCTAAAGATATACCCACTGGATGGCAATTATGTGATGGGTCCCTATTTAAGGCTATGAATAATGAACAAGTTTTTATAATGGAAGGTAGCGGTACAGCTACTCCGATGAATACACCTAATTTATTAGGTCGAACAATAGTTGGTGCAACACCAGAGGAATGGATGAATAATGCAAGTGCTAATATTACAAAACGTGAAATAGGTGATAGCGGAGGAACGGAAACACATACATTAACTGTTAATGAGATGCCTGCACATTCTCATACTCCATATGCATCAAGAATGTATGGAAATTTTGGACCGGGTGGTGTGGCTTGGTGGCAGATAGGTGAAGGTGGTAATCCCTACGGACTACAAGGAAATGTAACATCCACCGGTGGTAATGCACCCCATAATAATATGCAACCTTTTGTTGCTATCACTTATATTATTAAAAGACCATTACTAGGTGGTTCTGCAAATGCATATGAAGTTGAATTTAATTCTAATTATCTACAGGGGTAGGGAACCTAGCGGTTTCCTGCAACCCTTCCCTTTAATTATATTATTATTAAGCTTGCCGGACAAACATCTTAACTCACGAAAGCGTTAATATTTTATTTGAGTATTTATGTATTCCATATATTGTTTTATTGCTTTAATATATTGTTTTATTTCTTCAAGATAATTATTTATTATTGTGGTATATAATAATTTATTGTTGTAATATATTATTTTATATTTTTTGTATAATGTTATCTAGCAATTATTATTTTTATGTCTTCCATATAATAATTTATTGTTGTGGTATATTGTTTTTATAGGTTTGTTAAATTATTATATAGCAATAATAATTTTAATATATTTTCAAATACTTTCAAATAAAATAATATAAAAATAATTTATTAATTCATATAAGTATAAAATGGAAACTTTATTACAACAGGGCACAAATTATGAAATTTATGTTAGAGATATAATTAAAGAAAAATATAGTAATTGTTGGTTATGGAAAGATATACCATCTGAAATTCTTCTGGAACTTGAATTTATAAAAGATATTAAAAATAAATGTGATGATATAGGATGTGATATATTGGCAAAAACAAAAGATAATAAATATGAATACATACAATGTAAAAATTATTCTACATTAGGTATTGATAATACAATATCTATATGTGATTTAGCAGGATTTTATAACTTTATTGCTGAAAATGATATCAAAACACCAATTGTATATTATTCCGGAGTATTATCCAGTCAAATACAATGTAGAAAAAATAAAGTTAAATATATTAATTTACCATATATTAAAATTAGTAATGAAGATATAAAACCACGCGATTATCAAATTGAGGCATTCAATTTCCTTGATAATGTAAATAGAGGTATTCTAGAAATGCCTTGTGGAACAGGAAAAACATTAGTAAGTTATTTAATATCATTAAAATATACTAATATAATTTTATTAAGTCCTTTAATATCAACTACAGAACAACTAATAAAACATTATAAAAATTACTATTCTAAGGAAAAAGAACCAATTAGTTATAATTTAATTAGCTCACAACACAATAGGAATATAGATAATATAGAATTATGTAAAAAAAATATAATAGGTTCAACATTTAATTCTTGTGATATTATAAATAAACTATTAAATAAATTAGTTGGGTCTGTATTTATAGTAATAGACGAATGTCATAATTTAAGTAATACAAATATTACAGATAAAAATGATGAAATAAATAGGTTATTAATGAGTAATTATAAAATATTATTTGTAAGTGCAACTCCAAAGATTTATAGAAATGAATATAATAATAATAATAAATATGATAGTATATTTGGAAGAATTAAATACACATTAAATTGGGATGATGCAATTAGAAATAAATATATTTGTGATTATAATTTTTATTATCCAAATAATGATAAAATTATAGACCACATTAATAATATCAAAGTTAAAATAGATGATTTAAAGAAGACAATATTAATTAACAAAGCATTTTTCTTATTGGAAAGTATAAAAACTATAGGTATTAAAAAATGTATAGTATATTTAAAAAGTATTGAAGAAACCAATATATTTGAAAATGTATTGAAAACAATTAATTTGTATTATAATTTTAGTTTAGCAGTATATAATATTAATTATTCTACCGGAAAAACCGCTCGCAATGCAAGTTTAACTAAGTTTAGAAATAATGCTACCAAAATAAGTATTATGTTAAACGTCCATATTTTAGATGAAGGAATAGATATTCCTGAATGTGATAGTGTTTATTTAACTCATCCTAATAATAATCCAATAAATATTATTCAGAGAATAAGCAGAGCAAATAGAATAAGTAAAGATAAAAAAATAGCAAATATTTTAGTTTGGTCTAAAACTCAAGAAAAACTAATTAATATAATTAAAAGAATTAAAACATATATACCAATTAAATTTAATAATATTAATAATAATTTTATTAATAATGATTTTATTAATAATGATTTTATTAATAATAATATACAAAATATTTTAAAAAATAATGAGATAATTAATAAAAATTTTACTACCTACAATTTAGATAAAATTAAATTTATAGACTATTTAAAAAGTATTAGTGTCGAAAATAATCTAATTAGTTTTATTGATGATTTCTTTAATCTTTATAATGAGAAAACAACAAATGATGATTTTGTCATAAATTTCGATAATATAGCTAATTGGCTAAAAACACCCAAATTTAGTTTGAAGCGAACATTAATAGAATCTTATCAGGAAAATATCGATTATAAAATAAAAACTTTACCACCTAAAGGTAAAGGGCGCCCAAGTGAGGAAATTATGCTAACACCGTCTTGTTTCAAACGACTAAGTATGATGTCTAGAACACCAAAAGCAGAGCAAGTCCGAGATTATTTTCTTAAGATAGAAGCACATTTAGATAAGTATAAAAACTATATTTTTGAAGGTCTCCGTAAAGAAATAGATAAATACAAATTTGAATTGAAACCACAACCAAAAGTAGATGCAGGAGGCGTAATATATGTTTTCAAAACTAAGGAAGATATTGAAGGTGTATATAAAATTGGAAGAACTAAAGACTTTCAAAGTAGATTAAAAACACATCAATCATCACATCCCGATAAACTAGAAATAGTTTATGTATATGAAACAGAAAACATAGAAAAAGTAGAAAATTGTTTGAAAGATTTACTAAAAGATAGAGCTTATCGAAAACGTAAGGAATTTTATGAAATAGATGCTGATATATTAAAAGAACTAATTAAGGTATGTGCTTGTATGCATATGATGGTTAGAAAGAAAGCAAATCAAATAAAAGACCCAGATTGTAAATACATTATGCATATATTAAAAGCATTTTCAAATTCTAAAACCAATGATAAAGTTATTCTTGATAAGTTATAACATATAACAACATCTGCAATATAGTTCTCATACAATTCTAAACATACTTTTATTATGGTCGCCATAATACCAGTCAAAACCAATAAAACCCTTTCGCCACAATCGAAACCAAATATTTACTTCAAAAGTTAATTTTTTTTCATTGTCTAGAATAAATTTTAATTCCTTTTTAATTTGTTTTTCAAATTCTAATAAAGTATTTTTATATCCAATGAAAAAACCACCGCAGAAATACCAATTAACCCTAGTAAAATCATTATTTATGTCTGCCGGATTAAGTTGCCAACATCCCGGTATTTTAATAGTATTAGGTTTAATTTTATCTAGCATCTGGGAAATATTCATTATGCTTTGTTCAAATTCTTTATCATTGTTGAATATTTTTGAAATGCCAAAATCTATCCAAGCATATATATCATTATTTTGATTAGTATTATTTTGAATGGCTTTCTTAATAAATTCTGTTTTTGCAATTTGGATTAGGTGAAATAATGCCGTATCTTTTTTAGGATTAGGTGAAAGAATTTCTATACACCCAGATTGATTTTGCAAAAGTATTTGCTTATAATAAGGATATATATCCATTTCTTCTAATGTTATTGGGATTATCTGTGTTAAATCATTTCCTTGAAATTGGTCAATGTATCTAGCATCAATAAAAATTACCTTCTGAATTGGAATATTTATTAATTTCTGTCCTCTTTCTTTATAGAGTGGAAATATTTGGTCTCTTTGATGTATATTTTCTGATGTTTCAAGATGGGTTTCAATGGATTCTATATTAATATATCCAGAAACCAAGGTAAATTGGGGTGGCATTCTAGATAAATTATTTTTATAATTATTTTTATTGTATGTTATTGCTTTGTATTGCTTTGTATTTCTTTATTTTATATAAATTTCTTTATATTTTAGGCATGTTCAATAAGAAATCTATTTAAAAACGGAAAAAATAGTATTTTATATGTATTTTTAATGTTTTTTAACATATCGTTAAGTTATATTTATTTTATTATAATCTAATAGCAGGGAGAGTAT